TGGCAGTAACCAGTGGTGCACCTACTGGAAATATCACGTTGAAAGATACATCGGACACAACTCTGTACGCAGAAATTGCAGCTGGTAATGGTCGCACTTTGATGGGCATCTATACCGTCCCTGCAGGCTTTACTTTCTACTTAAGCCGTATTGATATCAATACCAGCTTGAACGCCAACCCTGCTGGTTTTGCTACGTATCAAAACTACCAGACAAGCAATACTGGTGTATCCACTGTTACTATTGTTGCGCCGTTTACAAACAACTACCATACGCAACGGGTTATGCCCCGTGTTGTGGCAGAGAAAACGGACATTCAACTGCAAGCAAAAGTTAGCACCGGCACTGCGGCCTTAACGGTATCGCAAGAAGGTTATTTAATTTCAAACGGCAGTTAATCATGTCTACTCCAGCATGGCAACGAGCGGAAGGCAAAAACAAGAATGGCGGCTTGAACGCCAAGGGGCGAGCCAGCGCCAAAAAGCAAGGGATGAATCTGAAGCCCCCGCAACCCGAGGGCGGAGCGCGCAAAGACTCATTTTGCGCGAGGATGACCGGGATGAAGAAGAAAATGACTTCCGAGAAGACGGCGAAAGACCCAAATTCCCGGATTAACAAGAGCCTGCGGGCTTGGAAGTGCTGAGATGGACGGGAACATGATCTGGTCGGGTGGACTATCCCTGATTCTAGGGATGGTTGCCTTTTTCTTGAAAGAGAAGTCTAATGATCTGAAACGGATTGAGATTCTGCTCAACCGTACACGCGAGGAAATCGCAAAAGGATACGTGACCAATGACGAGCTTAACAAAATTACTGAACACATTGACTCTCGCTTTAACAAGTTGGAAAACAAAATTGACCAGCTACTTCAGCAAGGGGCAAAGTGATGCCAAGCAAGAGCAAGGCACAACGTAATCTGATGGCGGCGGTTGCTCATTCAGCAGCCTTCGCCAAAAAGGTGGGTATCCCACAGTCTGTGGGAAAAGACTTTAACGAGGCCGACAAAGGCCGTAAATTCTCAAGAGGTGGCGATATGGCAAAAGGAAGTACAACTGGTAAGACCAGCGTTTCTGAAAAGAAAGGCTTGACAACCGAAAAAATGGCTAAGGTCAAGACTGGCGCTCCCAGCATTGACGGTATTGCAGAACGCGGTAAAACCCGCGCTTTGATGCCTAAAATGGCTGGTAGCACAACTGGTATGAAAAAAGGCGGCAAAGTCCGCAAATAAGGAGTCGATATGAAACACGATCACCCCCCTCTGATGAAGGAAGAAACCCCTTCGCACATGCACCATGTTGACCACATGGAAAAGCACTATGGCGGCGACGGCCATAAGCAACACCACGAGCACTTTAAAGCACACGCTGCTGGCCACAAGCTCCATCACGAGCATGTTAAGGCAATGTGCGGTGGTGGCATGACCCGCAAATAAGGAGTTTTATCATGATGGCAAGCCGTGGTATGGGGGATATCGCCCCCTCAAAAATGCCGAAGGGTAAAACCAAGGCTCGCCGTGATGATACGGATTTTACGCAATACGCTAAAGGCGGCGAAGTGTGGGATAAAGCCAGACCTAAGGGTCTTGGCAAGCCAAAAGCGCTTTCTGCCGGTAAAAAAGCCAAAGCAAAAGCTATGGCCAAGGCTGGCGGACGCCCATACCCTAATTTGGTCGATAATATGCGCGCTGCAAGGGGCAAATAATGGCCGAAAAGAAAAACTGGATTGCTGGAGCCATCAAAAAACCCGGTTCTTTGCGTAAAGAACTTGGCGCTAAAGAAGGTAAGCCTATCCCGGCTAAAAAACTGGCTGCTGCAGCTAAAAAACCCGGCAAGATCGGCCAACGTGCTCGTCTGGCGGAAACACTTAAGGGGCTGCGAAAATGATGATGGGTAACTTCAATGGTGGCGGTGGCTACGGTAGTGGCTATGGCGGGGGTATGAACGGCGGTTTTGGTGGTAGCAATAACTCCTCTTTTGGGGGAAATCAAGGCTCTACCAACATGGCTACCCCATGGAACCAACCCCAAAATAACTACCAAGGAGCCTATGGAATGGGCGGTGGTTGGGGCGGTCAAGGCGGTTTTAGTGGCCCCCAACAAGGTTTTGGTGGCTACGGCGGTGGCATGCAGGGTCCATATGGTATGGGCGGCGGCTTTGGTGGTATGCAAGGTGGCTATGGCGGTGGCTACGGCGGTAACCAAGGTGGTTACGGCGGTATGCAAGGTGGCTACGGCGGTATGCAAGGTGGCTATGGCGGCATGCAAGGCCCATATGGTATGGGCGGCGGCTTTGGCGGTGGTTATGGTGGCCCTCCTCCTTGGATGCAACAAGGTGGCTACGGTGGTGGTTATGGCGGTAACCAAGGTGGTTACGGTAACGCTTATGGTATGGGCGGCGGCTGGGGTGGACCCCCTCCTTGGATGCATCAACACCAAGACTACGGTAATCAAGGCGGCTATGGCGGTAATCAAGGCGGCTATGGCGGTAATCAAGGCGGCTATGGTGGTAATCAAGGCGGAAATATCGGCGCGCCTCCCGTGCCGGACCAGCCAATGTACCCCGGCGGTAGCCCCAATTCACCGGGCTTATACCCACAACAGCCCGGAGTTCAGCAAGACCAACCAGTAGCGCAGTCGACTTTATATCGTGACACACCGCAACAACCCGACAACACGGTAGCTCACTCTGGAGTTGTAGATCGAATAGCTTCAATGCAACAACAACGACTGCAACAGTTACAACAGCAGTACTCCAATTCTCTTGGCACGGGCATAAGTGGCTATACCCCTGATGGATTCGTTAATTAAATATGGCAAACATAACCACCTCAGGCGCTGGACTTTATAACCCTCAACTGACTGAAATCGTTGAGGAAGCGTTTGAACGCGCGGGTACTGAATTGCGTAGTGGTTATGACCTGCGTACGGCACGCCGTTCGCTCAATATCATGTTTGCTGAATGGGCAAACCGTGGTATCAATATGTGGACAATGGATCAGCAGACCATTACGCTGGTTCAAGGGCAGTCTACTTATGCTATCCCCTCAGATACAGTGGATTTGCTGGAACAAGTCATTCGTACGCAGGCTAATAGCACAAGCAACCAGTCTGATTTGAACATTACGCGCATCAGCGTTTCAACGTACCAGACAATTCCTAACAAGCTGCAGCAAGCACGGCCAATTCAAATTTTGGTTAACCGTCAAGACGCCCAGCAAAGCCCAACAACTATCACGGTCGCAAGCGCAGTCGCGGCGACGGATACGACAATTACCCTGACTTCCACGGTTGGCCTGCCTGCCTACGGCTTTATTTCGATCGACCAAGAAATTATTTTCTACCAGTACATCTCTGGCAATACGATCAACACCTGCGCTCGTGGGCAAAACAATACAACTGCAGCATCGCATGCTGTAGCAGCTCCGGTCCTAATTCAATACCTGCCGTCGGTCACTGTGTGGCCGGTTCCAGATGGCTCGCAAACCTATACGCTCGCGTACGTGCGCCTACGCCGTACCCAAGATGCTGGCGGTGGTGTGAATGTTATGGATATCCCATTCCGGTTTTTACCCTGCATGATTGCGGGTCTGGCCTACTATTTGGCTATGAAACTGCCCCCAACGCCCGATATGCAAAACAGACTGATATTGCTTAAACAGCAGTACGACGAAGCATGGCAAATGGCTGCAGAAGAAGACCGCGAAAAAGCTGCAATTCGGTTTGTTCCCCGTGAAATGTTTATTGGGAATAGCTACTAATGGGTAATAGATTTGCCTCCGGTAAGAACTCGATTGCCGAGTGTGATCGGTGCGGGCAGCAGTACAAGCTGAAACAGCTAAAGATGGAGGTCATTAAGACCAAGCTGTATCAGTTAAAAGTTTGCCCAGAGTGCTGGGACCCGGACCACCCACAGTTGCTATTGGGTATGTTCCCCGTTGATGATCCGCAGGCTGTACGCCAGCCACGGCGTGATACGACGTACGTAACCTCGGGTATAAATGCTGATGGGTTCCTTTCGGGGGGCTCGCGGGATATTCAGTGGGGCTGGAATCCAATTGGGGGTTCTCAGTTATTTGATGCGAAACTGACGCCAAATTACTTGGCAACAGTGACAAGTGTTGGTACAGTTACGATTACGACTACTTAGGAGTAGAAAATGGCTAAAAAAGAAATGGGTGAGTCCAAGGCTGAATCACGTAAAGAGATGGCTGAAGACAAAAAACAAGACGTTGCTTTGATTAAAAAAGCGTTCAAAGAACACGACAAGCAAGAGCACAAAGGCGGCAAGGGTACTAAACTCAAGCTTGCTAAAGGTGGTCCTACTGGCAAATCTATGCGTGCTGTCGGTCGTAATTTAGCGCGTGCTCACAACCAAAAAGGCGGGAGCAAATAATGGCTAAATACTCTATGAAAAAGGGCGGCAAAGAAGTGGGTCCTGCGTCCACTTACGCTGAACCCCACACAATGCAGGGTGGTAAACCCAGCTTAGACTCTACTGGCTATGGCGCTAGCGACCGTCAAAAAGTGCAAGATTTGCACATGAGCGTGGGTAACATCACTAACCGTGACTATGAGCCTACCGAAACCACCGGCATCAAAATCCGTGGCACTGGCGCAGCTACTAAAGGCGTGATGGCTCGGGGACCGATGGCATAACCAATCCAAGGTGGCGTAAATTAACTACTATCAATTGGTCACTGCTGTTCAAGACTATACCGAGAACACATTTTCTACGGTAGACATCAACACGTTCATTGAGCAAGCTGAGCAGCGGATTTACAATGAAATTCAGTTTCCTTCGCTGCGTAAAAATGTCACCGGTACAGTAAGTTCGTCCAACCCCTATCTGTCCGCCCCGGCGGACTATTTGTCTACCTATTCGCTGGCTGCGTATTCCACGTTCAGTACAACAGCTACGGGTACATCGGGCACGAATGTGATTAGTGTCTCAAGCGCCAGCGGAATCGCCATCGGGCAAAACGTCACGGGTACAGGTATTGGTTCAGGTGCAATCGTCTACGGCATCAACGGCACAAGCATCACGCTGAGCGTAGTCAACACTGGTACAGTATCTGGTACAGTTAGCTTCCAAGGTCCGTATCAGTACCTGCTGAACAAAGACGTTAACTTCATTCGTGAAGCGTTCCCTTACCCAGCTGTGTCTGGGTTCCCCACGCACTACGCTATTTTCGGCCCCCAATCTGCATCACCTAATGAACTCTCGTTCATGATGGGCCCAACGCCTGACCAAAACTACGGTGTTGAGCTGCACTATTTCTTCTACCCACCATCGATCATTCCGGGCATTATCATCAGTTTGAACAGTTCGTTCACTGCTGGTTCAGGGTATACCAATGGAACGTATTACAACCAAGCTTTGACTGGTGGTACAGGTTCTGGCGCTACTGCAAATATTGTGGTGTCCGGCGGTGTAGTAACTTCTGTGACTTTGGAAACTGGGGGTACAGGTTATGCCGTGGGAGATTCTTTATCTATTAGCCTTGGCAGTGGCAGTGGGTTTACCATTACTGTTCCCAACGCATCCAGCTTGAATCAGACCACCGGCCAGACTTGGCTGGGGGACAACTACGATGCAGCCCTGCTGTACGGCGCTTTGGTTGAAGCCATCACCTTCATGAAGGGTGAGCAGGATTTGGTGGGTCTGTACAACGGCAAATACACAGAAGCGCTTGCACAAGCCAAACGTCTGGGCGATGGTCTGGAACGTCAGGATGCTTTCCGCAGCGGTCAATATCGTCAGGCGGTCAAGTAATTTATGTCAATCCTTCAAGGCCAGACGACGAGTTTCAAGGTTGGGCTGTACAACGGTCAGTTCAATCTTGCGTCCGACACCATCAAAATGGCGCTGTACAACGGCAATGCCAATCTAAACCAAACCACCACTGCGTATACCTCGGTCAACGAAGTATCAGGCACAGGCTACACCGCTGGCGGCAAGATCATGACGGGCGTGACGATCAGCTATGACGCAACAAACAGCGTGGCGTACGTTAACTTTGCCAATGTGGTTTGGAACCCTGCAGCCTTTACTGCACGGTGTGCTTTGATTTATGATGCTACGGCTTCTAACGCTTCGATTGCTGTGATTGATTTTGGCTCAGACAAGACCTGCACCAACACGTTTACGGTAACCATGCCAGCTAATACTTACTCAACCGCGCTGATTCGGAGCGCATAAGGAATCTTATGAACAACATTGAAAAACTGAATGTCCAAGACGCTCCCAGCGCTTCGGTTACTGTGGGCTCAGGTCTGGATGAAGATATGCGTATCGTTGGTCGGTTTACCGCTACCTGCTACGACTCTGAAGGTAACCTGAAATGGGAAGAACACTTCCCCAACTTGGTGGTGAACGTCGGTAAGATTGACTTGTTGAACAAGTATTTTGCTGGTACATCCTACACTGCTGCTTGGTACTTGGGGCTCGTTAATGGCGGAACTTCTCCTACTTACAACGCTGCGGACACTATGTCTTCGCACAGCGGCTGGACTGAAATCACTGGCTATTCAAACTCTACACGCCCTGCGGCTTCTTTTGGGTCTGCCACTGCTTCCGGTGGCGGTGCTGGTTCTGCTGGTACTGGCACTATTTCCACTTCTGCTACAGCGTTTAACATCAATGCTACTAACACGGTGGCGGGCGCGTTCTTGACTACTAGCAACACCATTGGTGGCACGACTGGTACGCTGTTCAGCGCTGGTAGCTTTGCTTCTTCTCGCTCGGTTTTGAGCGGCGACGTGTTGAACGTCACTTGGACTGCCAACTGCTAAGGAGCTAACATGGCTGCAAACTTCAAAGTTGGTGAGACCGTTAAGCTGGTTGCCACTATCCCTCAAGGGCCGGTGGAAGCCTTGACGATTGATTCGTCGGGCAACATTTTGTATCTTGTTCAATGGACGGATGCTCAAGGCCATCAGCAACAAACTTGGTTTCCAGAGGCAGACTTAGTATCTGCTTAACCCATGTCAGCAACAGGCGGCTGGGGATCAGGATGGTGGGGTCAGGCCGCTTGGAATGGATCGGTCTACGATAACTCGACCACTGAAACAGCCACCGTTACTGACTCTGAGTCTGCCAAACAGACTTTTACAAATAGCCTGACTGAAACGGCGACGGTAACTGAATCCGAATCCAGCCAAGTCGTCTACGCAAGCTCGGTCAGCGAAACAGCAACGATAACTGATACAGAAACGCCGTCCAATGTGATGAGCGTGGCAGTCAGTGAGACTGCAGTTATTACGGATACCGTTACTGATACCCTGACCATGAACATGGCCGTCACTGAGGTGGCGACTGTTACAGATACCCCGACTAATACGCTGACAATGAGTATGTCAGTGTCAGAAACCGCTACGGTGACTGAGTCTGAAACGGGTTCGGTTGTTTATTCCAGCAGCGTGACTGAGACGGCCACTGCGACTAGCAGCGTGACGGACACCCTGACGATGAACATGACGGTCAATGAGACCTCTGTAGTCACAGATACGGTTACGCCTTCTAACGTCATGGGTGTTTCTGTTACTGAGGACACAACGATTACCGACTCCCCTGCGGTGCAGGTCAACTTCAACGTGTCTTTGACTGAAACGGCTACGGTTACAGAGTCGTCCTTCGGTGGTAATATTTACAACAACACGTTGACTGAAACTGCTACGGTGACTGAGACTGTAGTGGGGGTAAATAACCTACCTGCCTCGGTGACTGAGACGGCGACTGTAACGGATAGCGTTACACCCTCGAATGTGATGCAGGTTTCGGTGACTGAAACTGCGACGGTAACGGACGCTTGGACAAATTATATTGTTATGATGGCGAACGTCATTGAGACAGCAACGCTTGCAGATTCGTTCTTAGGCGCATTTTTGTGGAACCCAATTGATGACAACCAGACTCCGAACTGGCAAAATATCAACGATGCGCAGTCGGTGACTTGGTCACAGGTTAATGATGCTCAGACTACCACTTGGACTCAGACGAAGAATTGAAATGCAGGTGTACAAGATTACCAACACTGTTAATGGGCATGCTTACGTAGGCATTACCCAGTGCGACCTGCACAAACGGTGGCGGGAACATCAGTGCGCTGCCCGAACTAATAAGATGCAACGTCTATACAGGGCTATGCGCAAATACGGTGTAGAGAATTTCACCATTGAAGCCTTATGCCAAGCTGCTGATGAACAAGAACTCAAAGCGCTAGAACGCAAATACATTGCTGAGCTAAATACCTATGCTGGTAACGGCAACGGTTACAACTTAACAGACGGTGGCGACGGCCCTCTGAGGTTTAGCCTGAAGACGGGCGAAAAAGTCTATAACGCCAAATTGACCGAAGAGGTTGTGGCTTTTATCCGGCTGGACGAAAACCGTACATTGAACAATCAAGAATTGCTTGAGTTGGTCAAAGAAAAGTTTGGAATTTTGTGCGCACGGGATACACTACGGGATGCGCGTCGTGGTGATGCTTGGGCACATTTAAATGAAAAGTACCCGCCAATTCGTGTAGGTCAGGGCGGAAACAAGAAACCTACGGAAGAAGCAATTCAAAGGTCAATTACAGCTTTGCACAAATACCGCCCAATGGCAAACGCAAAGCTCAGAGAAAATGCTGCAAAGCGACAAAGATTAGCAAAGGAAATTAGTCATGGCAATTAACTACACTTCTTTACTGGCCTTAATTCAGCCGGTAGATGGAACAGAAGTTTCGGTTTGGGGCGATGATGTAAACAACGGCGTTTCGTCTATTCTGGATGTTGCTGTTGCCGGTACACAGAACATTACGACCGATGCCAACGTCACGCTGACCATCACACAGGCGACCAGCTCGGGCACTAACCTCTCCGGCACTTCGGCCCAATACGCCATTCTTCTGCTGTCTGGCTCACGTACTGCAACACGCACGATTACACTGCCCGCATCAAGCAAGACCTACACGGTCATGAACAGCACCACTGGCGGCTACGCCCAAACGGTTGGTGGCTTGACTATTGCAGTCGGTGAGTATTGCCAGATCGCATACAACACTTCTAGCTCGTCTTGGGTAAAGACTTCTACGTTCAGCGGTGCTGGTACGTTCAGCTCGATCACAAATACCAGCCTGACATCGGGTCGTGTGGTGTACAGCACCACTGGCGGTTTGGAAACAGATTCAGCCAACATGACCTTCAACGGTACATCGTTGACACTTGCCAATGACGCCTCTATCCACGGACTGACTGTGGGTCAAGGGGCTGGTAGTGTTTCTACAAATACTGCTGTGGGTGCTAGTGCTTTGGCGGCTAATACGAGTGGCAATTACAGCGTTGCTCTTGGTTACTCTGCGCTGACCGCAAATACGTCCGGCGTCCAAAACGCGGCTGTTGGTAGCAACACAATGGTATTTAATACCACGGGTGGATATAACACCACTCTTGGCACGACTTCATTGTTCAACAATCAGTCGGGAAGCTATAACACGGCTATTGGAAATGCCGCCCTCTACTCCAACACCACAGCCTCTAACAACACTGCTGTGGGGTATCAGGCGGGGTATAGCAATACTGGGGCAAGCAATACCTATGTTGGCTACAGTGCGGCAATAAATGCAACATCTGGAACCAACAACACTGCATTGGGTTCTCAAGCGGGTCTTTATACCCGCAACGGAACAGATAACACTGCATTAGGCGCAAACACCCTTGGTGTAACTGGCGCTGGCTACATGAGTGGCAGTTACAACGTGGCAGTTGGCTCTGGTTCTTTGTATTCACAGCTTGCAGCCTCATACAACACTGCTGTAGGTTATCAGGCGGGGTATAGTAATACTGCTGGTGGTACAAACACTGCAATGGGATACCAAGCCTTGTACTCAAATACAACGGCTGGCTCTCAAGTTGCTTACGGCTATCAAGCGTTATATGCCAACACAACTGGTCAATTAAGCACCGCTATTGGTACACTTGCTTTGGCGGCAAATACTACTGGCTCTAACAATATTGCAATTGGCTACCAAGCCCTTCAAGCCAACACCACAGCCTCTAGCAACACAGCAGTAGGTTATCAGGCTGGGTATGGCAATACTTCTGGCGCAGGTTTGGTGGCTGTTGGTTATCAAGCGGCTTATGGTGCAAACACTGGCACTTACACGACTGCTGTAGGTTATCTTGCGCTTACAGCAAACACTTCTGGAACGGCTAATGCTGGGTTTGGCGGGTACTCGTTGTATTCAAATACGACTGGTTCTTACAACACAGCGTCTGGCGTAGGCGCACTCCAAGCCAACACCACAGCCTCATACAGCACGGCCGTTGGGTATCAGGCGGGTTACTCCAGCACTTCCAATGAATGTGTGTTTGTTGGATATAAAGCTGGATATTCTTCCACATCAACTTACAGCACTTTTGTTGGTAGCCAAGCAGGTTTAAATACTACTGGCGGAGCAAATACGTTAATTGGCGCTGGGGCTGGCTCTGCTATTACTCTTGGTGCAAACAACACACTACTCGGTGCTTACAACGGCAACCAAGGCGGTATAGACATACGCACATCAAATGGAAACTTGGTGCTTTCTTCTGGGGCAGGTACGCCATTAGTTTGGTATGTGGGCGGCGGCATTTATAACGCTAACAACACCACTACTTGGAACACCACCTCTGACGCCCGTGTTAAGAAGAATGTTGTTCCCTTAGCTAAAGGGCTGGATGTTATCAATGCCTTGAATCCTGTCGAATTTGATTACATTATTGGCGGCAAACATGATGTTGCTTTCTTGGCTCAGGAATATGAAAAAGTCCTGCCAAGACAAGTGTCAGAAACAACAGACATCACTGACGAAATCAAAGCATTGACTAACGGTGAACCCTTGAAGCAACTTCAACAAAATCTTGTGCCTTACTTGGTTAAAGCTGTGCAAGAACTCTCGGCGCAAGTAGCGCAACTTCAATCTCAACTGAAAGGAAATTAACATGGCAACAGTCTACACTTGGTCAATCACCTCCATGCAACAATGGCCCAGCGGCACAAACGCTGGCTACGTTGTGAACGTCAACTGGTTGCTTACCGGCAATGATGGCACTCACACCGCATCTATCGGCGGCAACACCCAATACCCCGTTACTGACGCACAAGCTGGCTTTGAACCCTATGCAAGCCTGACTGAAGCAACCGTTATTGGCTGGGTGCAAACATCTTTGGGCGAACAAGGCATCGCCAACTATGAGGCGAATGTTCAGGGCCAATTGAACTCATTAGCGAACCCCCCTGTGTCGCCCGTGACCAACCCCCTGCCTTGGGCGCAGTCGTAAATCTGTAGCCTACTCAGGCTACAATAAATATGGGGTTACACGGCTGCCCCCTCTCAGC